GATGACTACAACACACTTAAAACAGATGTAGAAATAATTAAGCGTGATGTTAGCGCTATTCAAGGATTCTCAGTGAAAATTGATGATGCTATCGAGAAACTAGCCGAGGTTTCAAATAGCATCTCAAAAATGCTTATTGTAAACGAAAATAAGCTCCAAAATCATGATCAAATGATTGACGGGATTAAACTAGCAATGTCAGAAAGAAAAAATGACTTTGAAAAACAAGTAGATATGCTTAACGTAAGAATTACTTCAATGCAGAGTGAAAATCACGCAGACCGCGATAAACACCATAAAGAACTGCTTGCTGCCGTTAAAGAAATTAGCGAGATGCAAAAATCCATGGATACGAGAATCACCACTCTTGAACAGTGGAAATGGTATGTGCTTGGTGCTGCTGCAGTCATTGGCTTCATTCTCGCGCAAGTTCCGTGGGATAAATTTATCGGCTAACATCACTTTTTTGTGTACAAACTCAGATATGTGGGTATAATGGTTCTATACCAATGAATATCATAAAGGTCTGTGTATGAATTTAGTAGATTTGAAGTACTGTGGTATACTGTCTACTCGGATGGACAGGTACAAGGTTAAGCAATCGAGTCCGTATAAGGCCAACTTCAGGTGCCCTATATGTGGCGATAGTCATAAGTCTAAGACTCTTTCACGTGGTTGGTTAATTGAAAAAAACCAAAGTACTATGTTTCACTGTTTCAATTGTGGTCAGTCACATCCTCTTTGGAGGTTTTTGAAGCTTACTGATGTTGCGCTCTATAATGATTATGTTATTGATTCAAAATTCGATAAGCTATCCTATAAGGATCTGCAACCTAAGCTAATAGGTCTTGACACAATCACTCAAAAGGTGCCAGAATTCAAGAAGACTGGTTCGCCACTACTCAAAATCAAGAAGATTAGCCAATTAGCTATTGATCATCCAGCTCGTGACTACGTGAACAAACGTAAGATTCCGAACAAAGCACATCACAGGTTGTACTACGCAAGTAAGTTTAATGCTTTTGTGAATTCACTTATCCCAGATAAATTGCCAGACACGGATCGTGATAAACCACGATTGATTTTGCCGTTCATTACTGCAAACGGCGAGGTGTTTGGTTTTCAGGGTCGAGCATTTGATAAAAGCAGTTTGCGTTATATCACGATTATGCTTGACGAAGACAAGCCAAAAATCTTTGGTCTCGATCAAGTTGATTTTACAAAGCGATACTATGTAGTTGAAGGTCCTATCGACTCGTTGTTCTTATCAAATGCAGTAGCTATGGCTGGTGCTGATGGTAATGCAACAGGTATGGAAAACTTGTCGAATGCAGTCTTCGTTTTTGACAACGAATCTAGAAATAAAGAAATCGTCAATCGCATGGAAAAGATTGTTGAACGGGGTTATAAAGTTTGTGTATGGCCTTCAAAGCTAGTCGAAAAAGACATCAACGATATGATCATGTCTGGCATGACTGCAGCTTCGATTGAACTTATCATTAACAACAACACTGTTGAAGGCCTTCAAGGTAAGTTAGCAATCTCAATGTGGCGAAGATGCTAACATGATTTGTTGACATTTCCAAAAAATAGTGGTAATATATAAACTTAGTGAAGACCTATCGTGGTTGACGAATTTACGGAGTTATATTATGACTGTTAATGCTATTGTTGCCTGCGATTCAATGCATGGTATTGGAAAAAACGGCGGTCTTCCATGGCCGCATAATGAAGAAGATATGAAGTGGTTTCGAAAAAATACTGAAGGCAGTATTGTAGTGATGGGTAGAAAAACGTGGGAATCGATTGGTTGTCGACCGCTTAAGCAACGCATCAATATTGTGGTAAGCAATTCAAGTCTTACTGGTGATTTTGATAACCAGTACTATGGCAATATGGAAAAAGTCTTGCAGGTGATTCAATCTGACTATCCAGATTTAGATGTTTGGATTATCGGTGGTGGCGAAATTTATAAGCAAGCGTTGCCGTATTGTGACAATTTGTATCTCACTCGATTTAAAGAATCATATGATTGTGATACATTTCTTGATCATAAACAAATCAATCAATTTAGTCAACTTGTTAAGACTGACGAAACAAGTAATGAGATATGCGAATTTAGCGTTTGGAGACAACAATGAAACAATACCATGACTAAGTCTCGCGTCAAGATACTGTTTCATATAAATAATAGTGCATATAGGAGGATAGAATGCACTATTACGGATTTGTATATATGTGGACTAACACAAAAAATAATAAAAAATACATAGGAAGTCATCATGGTCGAGAAGACGATGGTTATGTTGGCTCTGGTGTGCTCTTCAAAAGAGCGTATAAAATACACAAGGATTACTTCAAAAGAGAAATATTAGAGTATAATGTGTTATTAGATGATATATCTGCCACTTACGAGTTGGAACAAAAGTATTTAGACATGATAGAAGATATTCATTTAAATGAAGAATATTATAACTTATCTAGTTATGCTGCGCATTATGGTGGATGGAATAAAGGTCTCACGAAAGAAACTGACGAAAGATTGATGCGAAAGTCAATAAGTTCAAAAGGAATATCTCCTTGGAATAAAGATAAAAGCGGTTTACAATGTCATGATGATAATACAAAATATGCTATAGGTCAGGCTAGTAAAAATAGACATATTACTAATAGTAATAACGGGGCATATGAAAAAATATCTAAATCTAAAATAGGTAAAACAAAGGAAAATGATAATGGTAGAAGAATTGTTTCTGAAAAAATGAAGGGCAATAAAAACGGAGCAAACAGAAAAAATACTCCCAAAAATAAAATCTGGATAAACAGTGATGGCGTATCAAAAATGATATTTGAGTCAGAATTTAATCAATACGATGGTTGGAATAGAGGAAGAAAGTAATGCTTGAATATCAAAAAGCACTCCAGTTTGTACTCGACAACGGCGAAGTATGCTCGGATAGAACTGGTGTAGGTACTCGTTCTGTTTTTGGCTATCAAATGAGGTTTGATTTAAATGAAGGTTTCCCTGCAGTCACTACTAAGAAGCTCGCATGGAAAGCAGTGGTTGGCGAGTTACTTTGGTTTTTGGAAGGCTCTACAGATGAACGACGACTTGCCGAAATCACTTTCGAGAAGCATCGAGTTGAACTTGTTGGAAAGCCTACCATCTGGACAGCAAATGCTGACGCTCAGGGGAAGGCTCTTGGACACCTCAATAATGAATTCACCAAAGAGCTTGGCCCAGTTTATGGTGCTCAGTGGAGAAACTTCAATGGCATCAACTGCGGAGACTGGGGAGTTGATCAGATTGCAAATGTGGTCTCACAGATACGGCAAAACCCTGACTCAAGAAGAATTATCTTTTCGGCATGGAATCCTTTACAACTCTCCGAAATGGCCTTGCCTCCCTGTCATGTACTCGCACAATTCCGTGTGATGAATGGTAAGTTGAGTTGTCAAATGTATCAGCGCTCGGCAGACATGTTCCTTGGTGTTCCGTTCAACATTGCATCATATGCACTTTTGACTCATATGATCGCAAAAATATGTTCCCTTGAAGTGGCATATATGGTACATACCATAGGTGACGCACATATATATAGTATTCATGAGGATGTTGTACGTGAACAACTTAAGCGGACTCCGCGGAACCTACCAACACTTAAAATGCCAGAATTAAATGCCCGATCATTTGACGTTGATCAGGTACAAAAACTATTTGTCTCTGACTTCAAGTTAATTGGTTATGATCCGATGGATTCGCTCAAAGCCCAGATGGCTGTATAGAGGAAAGAAAAAAGACATGTTATTCGAAGAACAAATTTCACGTAAACCGGATTTGTATCCATGGACAAAGCAGTTCATTGACGCAATCTGGCAAGGATTCTGGACTCCCGATGAGTTCAATTTCCGATCAGACTACTCACAATTCAAAACCGACCTTACACCAGAAGAACAGGAAGTCATCGTCAAGACCCTGTCTGCTATTGGCCAGATCGAAGTCGCAGTAAAGACTTTCTGGGCTGATCTTGGCAAGAACCTTCCGCACCCATCACTGCGTGATCTTGGATTTGCTATGGCAAACTCTGAAGTGATCCACAACCTAGCTTACGAAAAACTACTTGACGTACTACATCTCACTCACGTATTCGAAGAGAACATGAATCAGGAAGTGATCAAAGGTCGAGTCAACTACCTCCGTAAGTATCTTCATAAGCATTATAAGAACGACAACAAGAAACAGTATATCTATGCCATCACATTGTTCACGCTGTTCGTTGAAAATGTTTCTTTGTTCTCTCAGTTCTATATCATCATGCACTTCAATCGTAACAAAGCTGTTCTGAAGGATTGTGCACAACAAGTTCAATACACACGTAACGAAGAGATGCTTCATGCTCAAGTTGGCATCAAAATCATTAACACACTTCGTGAAGAATACCCTGAACTATTTGACGATGAACTTCAGAAGCGTGTCGAAGCTGAGTGCATTGATTCTTTGAAAGCGGAGTCAAAGGTTATTGACTGGATCATGGGCGATTACTCAATGCCTGGCCTTGATGCAGCTCTCTTGAAAGCCTTTATCGCTAAGCGTATGAAAGAATCAGTTGATGCAATCGGATTCGATTCTTCAGCTATTGTTTATGATGAAGAACTTACAAAGAAGACCCTATGGTTTGATGAAGAATTGTATGGAACGAATATGACTGACTTCTTCCAAAAGAGACCAGTCGAATATTCTAAAGGCACAGCAATCACATCAGAAGATTTATTCTAAGGAGAACACCATGGGTTTTGAATGGGCAAATGAAGACTCTCGCATATTTCTTTCGAGAGGTTACATTGACGGAAACATGACAGTTGAAGAGCGAGTTCGTGAGATCGCAAAAGCAGCTGAGCGAATTCTTGATAAAGAAGGATTTGCTGACAAGTTCTATGACTACATGAGCAGAGGGTATTATTCCCTCTCCTCACCTGTTTGGTCGAACTTTGGCACGAAGAAGGGTCTTCCTATCTCGTGCAATGGAGTCTATATTGATGACTCAGTCGAGAGCTTCCTCGACAAGTTTGGTGAAGTATGCACTCAGAGCAAACTTGGTGCCGGTACGTCTGGTTACCTCGGTGCAATTCGTGGTCGTGGAACTGACATCAAAGGTGGAGCAAATGGCAAAGCGAATGGCCCTGCTTACTACCTTGCACTATGGGATACTGGTGTTGACGTAATCAGTCAAGGTTCTACTCGTCGTGGTTCATTCGCTGCTTATCTTAACATTGAACATCCTGACATCATGGAGTTCCTCGACATCCGTGAAGTTGGCAGTCCGATCCAAAACGTCTCGATGGGTATTACCATTACTGACAAGTGGATGGAAGAGATGATCGCCGGTGATAACGAGAAGCGCACTGTTTGGGCTCGTGTTCTTCGTAAGCGTAAGGAAACAGGTTATCCTTACTTGTTCTTTACTGACACTGTGAACAACAACAAGCCACAAGTTCTGAAAGATAAGAACATCCAGATCTGGGCATCGAACCTTTGCTCGGAGATTGCTCTGCCATCTTCAAAAGATTGGTCGTTCGTTTGTAACCTTGCTTCAATGAACATCTTGACGTTTGACGAGTGGGTTAATACTGACGCAGTCGAAGTGATGATCTGGTTCCTTGATGCAGTCATGGAAGAGTACATCGAAAAGACCGATGGTGTAAAATACATGGAGCCTTCCAACAACTTTGCGCGCCATTGGAGAGCACTTGGTCTTGGTCAACTTGGCTGGCACTCGTATCTTCAGTCGAAGTCAATTGCATTTGAGTCATTTGATGCTCACATGCTTTCGATCAAGATCAGTAAGTTTATTGATGATCGTTCACTGATTGCGTCGAAAGAACTTGCAGAAGAATACGGCGAGCCTGAAGGACTTCTTGGTTATGGCGTACGTAATCTTACACGTTGCGCAATTGCTCCTACTACTTCTTCTAGCTTTATTCTTGGTCAAGTCAGTCCATCGATCGAACCACTTGCGTCAAACTACTTCACAAAGGATCTAGCAAAAGGCAAGTTCACCTATAAGAACCCATACCTTGTTGAAGTTCTAGAAGCTCACGGGCAAAACACAGATGAAGTTTGGTTCTCTATCCTTAAGCATGGTGGATCAGTGCAGCATCTTGACTTTATGACTAGCCATGAAAAAGATGTGTACAAGACGTTTTCGGAGATCGCACCGATTAGCATCGTTCAGCAAGCAGCAGCTCGCCAGAAGTATGTTGATCAAGCTCAGTCACTGAACCTGCTCATCGCACCTGAAGTGTCTGCAAAGGATGTGAATGCTTTGATCATTGAAGGTTGGCGTCTTGGTGTGAAGACGTTCTACTATCAGCGTAGTACAAACCCAGCACAACAGTTAGTAAGAGACATAATGAACTGCGTTGTTTGTGAAGCGTAAAGACTAAAAACTTTCTTATAAATAGGTGCGGGAGGGAAACTTCCTGCACTTTTTAATAGGAGAGAGATCATGGAAGAAGAAGATTGTGTATGTGCAGTATGCGACTCAGAGTTTACTGTTAAGCACTTCGAAGAAGACCAAATTGTATTTTGCCCATTTTGCGGTGAAACACTTTTCAAAGACAATGAAGAAATTGATCCTGAAGACTGGCAAGACGAAGACGAAGAATGAGTTGGGACTACGAAGGTAGACCATTTACATCTGAGGATATTGATGGGCATGCCGGGTTTGTTTATGAAATTACTGACACGTTAAACGGTAAGCGGTACATTGGTAAGAAAAAACTGAGTTCTACTCGAACACTGAAGCCTCTCAAGGGCCAAAAGCGCAAACGTAAAGTTGTGTCTGAATCTGATTGGATGGACTATTACGGATCAAGCGAAGAAGTCAAAGCGCTAGTAGAAGAGTTTGGCAGAGAACGATTTACCAGAAAGATTCTTAGACTTTGCAAAACTACTGCAGAGACGAGCTACTATGAAATGAAAGAACAAATTGAGAACGACGTACTCCTGAAGCCAGACGAATATTACAACGCGTTCGTGGGCGGGAAGATACATCGTAACCACCTCAAGCATCTACAAAAAAAGTGAAAAGACTGCATTTTACCAGTTGACATTCCTGTTGAACTGGTATAGTCTGTTCTAGAACAAACGGAGTAGATCATGACATACGATG